CGATAATTCGCGTCATGTCATCCAGTGGAATCTTTGAGTGAATGTCACCCATCTTATTGTCCAGAGTATGGACTTCAATCTTCGTGTTGTAGAGGAAGAGAACGTTTCCGCTATTCTCTTCACCAGGACCAGCAGATTCGAGATGCTCCTTGAGAGCCTCGACCTGTTGCTTTGTAAGAGTCTTATCCGATGTAACCACATACTTAATATTTGGATGTCCGGAAGCTGTGTCAAGCGCACGCTGCATCAGACACTTGATAATCATCAAAGGAATCATCAGCGACTCAATAGCCGCCGGAGACTTATTATATTCAATCAGACCGGAGAGACTAGGAAAAGAGATCTCAGCAGCATAAGCTTCTCCAGGGGAAGCTTTGCGCTTCGAAGGATACCTCTGCTCTTGTTGCGTCCCTTCACCATAGACATAGGTATCAATGGTGCCGCGCGTATTCGGAATCCCCTTCATATACTTGGTAGCGAGAGGATAGATCGCGTTCGGAAGTCCGCCTGTGCCTATACCCACCTTGAAATGAACACGAGAATAGAGCATCAAATTCATTGTCATCCAATAGCGCAGATTCTCCGGAGTAAAGTTATCATTCGGAGACTTGAGAAGGCTATTGATTGCCTTGATCTTCGCGGGAGGAGCCTGCTCACTCTTTGGAACATCCGGATCAGGCACACAGAACCAAGGAATAGCCTGGGCGCTCGAGGCGACAAGGTGCGTCACACGATACAATTGAGGAATGCTGCGCTGCGCCTCTTCGGCTCCCATGATCGCCGCGGAAGATACAAGACGAATCGGCTGACCAGAGATCGTGAAGATCGGGCTTACCGGTTCCTCGACAGCTTCCCGCTTCGGAGGCTTCTTAACTAACTGGTTGAAAGGCCACATCTAGACTTTGCGCCTTCCTGAGGAAGTCACTGGAGATTGGGTCTGAGAAGAAGTAGTGCGGGCCTGGAGTGACTTACTCTTAATGCTCACGGTCCCCTCCGCAGGACGTTGATTCGGAACATGAGAAACACTCATGCTTCTATGACGCTGTCCAGTAGCGTAACTAGAACCTGAAGAAAAACTTTTGCCGCAATTGCATCCCACGATCAGATACTCCTATGTGATTACCAAAGCTTCACAACGCCGCCGAAAGGATCGTCATCGTTCGAAGGATTCGTGATGGCGTCCTCTAGCGCATAACGAGAAGAATCCCATCCATGGTTATTAGCGTCGACTGGGATTCTGCCTGGCAAGACCTTACCGGATAGTTTATCCGTCATAAACGAGTAGAGCCGCGCCTCATCGCGCATTTGCTCGCATTGCGGATGGATGACGATCTTGTATCCCGACATGAAGTTGATGCCGGACTTAACGGAACCTGGACCCTTCTGGGCTCCGACGATGTTGGGAAAGCCCCGCGCATTAAGAAATTCAATTGTTCCAGGTTGGCTTGAGTCTGCCTTGACGAGATCATAGTCGGAGTCGACCACAGAGCGGATAAGTGTGGGAAGCTGATCCATGGGAACACGACCAGTACCCTCCGCTGCGATGTAGATCGTCTTAATTGCCTCGATCAAGTAGAGCTTGACAATGAACGACGGATCCGTTCCGAAGCCGAAGTCCAGCCCATACCGGGGCGGGCAATCAAGCGGTACAGGAACGATACCAGTAGTGCAGTTCGGGAAGACCTTGGAGTCAGCGGCTGTATCGTATCCGCCTTCCCAAACATGCTTATACCGTTCGAAATTGCCCTTTCGGAGCGTCTCTCGCTCCTCAGGTAGCTCCGTCTGGTAGAAGTAAGGGTTGTCCGCGCACTCAACGAACGTCACAAGGGAGCGCGGCGGAGGGCCCTCTTTCGTGTTCCTGAAATAGTAATCTACAGGATCGGAGGGCTTCTCAGGATTCCACGTCCAGATGAAGAACGAACCGGGGCTGCGTACCGTAGGGAGCAGCACTTCCATTGACTTAGCTCGGATGGTGCGGGCTTCTTCTACCCAAACGATATCTGCACCTTCAAGCGAGCGAATCGAATCAATGTTGCGCTCGAGACCTACGAAGCTGAACTCGGACTTCGTTTCGACGTGAGTGATATACTGATCCGTTACCTTGTAGTGTCCGCCAAAGCCAAGAGAAAGAATTCTCTTTTCGATAAGCGCCTTGGAGGAGTCACGGATAGAATTTTGGAATTGCCTGGCGCACACTATCTTCTTCATCTCCTGACCGCCAACCACAGTCAGAAAGGAAGCGACGCTCCAGGACTTAGCAGAACCTCGGCCACCATATAGAGCGTGATGACGAGCAGGAGTCCAAAGATTCTGAACAAACTTCGCTCCCAGGTGGAGATCGAGCTGGGACTTGCGCCCTTGCGTCTGAGGGTAATCAAGGACACTCATTATCAGGTAACCAGCGCCACGAGGATAGTCAATACCATACCTACAGGGATGCCGAAGAGAACCCCGAGGGTCAGACCTCGGAAAAGAAGGCAACACGGACAGTCGGTAAACAGATACTGAGTAAGACGGGACGTCCAATGCTCAGGTGTCTGACACCAATTAGGGAGGAGATGGTGACTCGCGTAAGCAAAAAGGTTGGAGACGGCGTTGTCCTCCCACTCGACAGGTGTGTCGGGTTTGGAGGGATCTGCTTGAGGGAGATCACCAGGACGGAATTTCAAAGGAAATGGTGACTCGTTACGCCGCGTCATCTGGGAGCGAGACGGGCACGGGGTTGTTCAATACATCCTCGATTGTCTGGACAGATGCATTGTCAGATGTATCGAGGTGCAGATCGCTTACGTCATTCGCTGGCTTGCTGTGGGTGCCATCGATTGTCTTCAGAGGATCAAACGCCTGCGGGGGCATGTACCGATCGGACGGGACCGACACGATGTTCACATGCTCGATCACGTTGATCGTGGACTTGCTGTCAATCTGGAGAGGTAAGACCTTGGCAATAACCTGAAGGTACTGCTTCGGGAAGGTGCTCGCTGCGTATTTCAAGTAACCAAGAAGCCCATCACGACCTGAACCATCCATCCCGATCGCCGCTGCCGCATCAAGAATAAGTGTGCGCAGGTCAGCGTGTTGGTCGGTCGAGAGCTGGTTGCCGAGGTGAACCTTCTGCAACTCCGCAGTCATATTGATCGGAGTGAGATTCACTTGAACAGGGGATTGGGTTGGGGACTGGACCATGCTGATATATAGTCATAAAAAAGACTGGGCTGGCCAGGGGACCAAACCCAGTCTTTGAAGTAGAAGACGGCGAACCTAGAGGTCGAATCCCAGTCAACGCCTACGCAACGGGTACCCAAATCTAGGAGGGGCGCCAAGGCACCCCTCCAACTCGATCCAGAAGGACAAGAAGGGGGTCCATCCTATCTCATCCAGACCAAGTCTACAAGTGCTCATGACCTTAACCGCGTCTCTGGGATAGAGATCCCGAGGGATCCTTTGGAGCCCAGAAACCAAGCGATGTGTGAAAGGGGTCCACCAAGCATCGCAGAGCAGTATGAAAGGCCGTAACGTGAAGCTTGCGGCTGACTCACGTAGAGCACTTACAGGGAGCGTAACACAGACGCATTGACGATGCAAGTGGAAAATTGCCACCCCAAATGTTGCTGGACTTTCAATGAGATATCTCCATTTGTCCTAATTTGTACCACAGTTCCTACAACACCACAAAAGAGGCCAGCTGTGACTTCCGCTTTCGATCCCAAACACAAGTCATGTGAGTTATGAGTCTGAAGGTGGATATGGTGAGAGATCATCACCGAGATCTCCGAAAGGAAACAATAGGCATAGGAGTGGGGAGGTTGTCTAGGGATGGAGTCAGGGAGGGGATTGTTCCCGTTGAAAAGATGGGGGTGGGAGGGATGTTCGTGGGGTCGTTGCATAGGACGGAGTTTTGGGGAACGAGGAATAACGTAGTCTACTCTTAAATTTGGATCGGGAATCGGAAAGAAGAGAAATGAAGGGAGTACAGGCAACACCACATGGGACCGAGTTCGTGCGGGGCCGCGACGGATAGGAACGGAAGTAGTTGGACAATAGAGAAGAGGATGGTCGAGGGAAAGGGGGAGGGTGTCGCGTGGGTGACAACGTAAGATAAGGAAGCGGGGGTTGGGGTTGGGGTCTGTCTGCATGGACGGAGCCTTCTGGGTTGTCGTTGTAGATGACCGATTTAGTTTTAGCGCCGCGCGAGAAGTGAAAATCAAAGAGAGGAATTTTAGGGGTGAAGATATTTAGAGGACCGAATCAAAAATCGGGAAACGCGGTGCGTGAGTTTGGAGGACCGATTAGTTTTTCGGGAAACGTGCGAACGACCTGCCGCCTCGACGACGCGATTCTCCGGTTTTGGTTTTCACCCCGGGGGGTGCATACCTGCTATGCGTTAGGCGCCGTTGCATCTTAGGCGTGCATGTCGCATATACAGGGGGAAGCAGCGTTGTTGCTGCTTCCGCGTCTCGCATAAGCAAGCGCGTCAAATCTCACCTGGAGTTATCGCTATGTCTCGTCGTAATCGCAAGTCGCAGTCCGTCACTGTCGCCACCCCTGTGGTGGAGTCCGAAGTGTCCACCGCTGTTGTTGAAACGGTGGAAAACCCTGCTGCTGTCGTTGACACTGCAGAAGCCCCCGTCGCGCCCGTTGAAGCCGCTGCTGCGCCCGCGGAAGCTGCTGTCGCTGCGGACACGCCCGTTGCAGTTGCCAAGACCAAGAAGTACCCCCGCGTCGGGGGCAAGTGTTGGCAGGTGTGGAACGCCTGCGACGAACTGGTCGCCGCCGGTACTCACCCGACTGTCAAGCACCTGCGCGATCACGCAGTCGCCAACAACTGGAACGTGTCCAACGCCTCGCAGGAGTTCTACGCCTGGCGCAAGTATCACGGTCGCGTCTAAGCAACACGCCTAGTCTCAGGGGACACGCATTCCGCGTGTCCCCTTTTTTGCATATCAGAGGAGCTACTTCTATGAGGCAATACGCCCTTCGCGCTTTCGCGCTACTCGCAGCCGCTTGCGCTGCTTCGGCCGTCGCTGCTACTGAGTTGACGGTCATTCGCACCGATAAAGAGTACGCTGCCTGCCTGGAACAGCTTATCGCCAAGCGAGGCCTGCGCTACGCGGTGGATCACGCTGGGTCGACAAGCTGCGACCGTCGGGTTCGCATTGGTGGTCGCCGATGAGCCACATACCGGTGTTCGCTAGCAACCTCAACGAGCTGATTACGCTCGCGGGTCTTGCATCGGTGACAACGATCGCCGCAAACCTTCTGACAGTAGTCGGGCTGCTCGCCGTTCTGCGAAAAGCTCGCCGTTAGACGACGTCTCCAGAAGCGGCCCCCGAAAGGGGGTCGCTTTTTCGTGACTGTGTCGTATCAAATCAACTCAAGAAAATCTCGAGATCAGATCCTCGAAATCCCGAGGTTGAGTTTCGAGAAGCTTGAGGATGAGACGACGACATGATATATATTTTTGGTCGACGACGACGCACGTATATATTTGGTGCGCGCGCTTCGAAAGAAGGGCGCTAGCTCGCAAGCCTGAGTCGAACAGGTCTCAGCATTGGAGGTACTGGTGCTTCCGTTACACTAAATGCGAGGTGAGAGTTTCTTTGAACGCCACACTGGACGAAATCCTCCGGCCGCTGCTCTCGCGTTCCCTTATGGAACTGTGGATTGCTCTGTCCTGGAGATGTCCCCGTGCTATTGGTCTCAGTATCAGAAGAGGCAGATAGCCCTGCCTAGGCTTTGTGCCTGAACGAACTTTCCACAATGAGAGACAGCGCAGCACGCAGACGATCGAGAAAAGACTCGACCGACAGAAGACTCGAGCCGAAGAATCACTCGGTCAGAAGACTCGGCCGAGAACTCGAGCCCCCAATGTAACTCGAGGACTCGAGCTCCTTACTCGACCGGTCTCAGGCTCATGGAGCACTGGCCTCTCCCGTCGGAAAGACTGATGACGCACTCCATGCAGTACCGTAGCATAGAACTTTGCGGGATGCAAATGATTTTTTATTCAGGCGAAAGTTGGCCTAGGGGTAAATAGACTCGACCAAGAATACAGAAAAGTAAGAGATAAGCGAGATAACTCGAGGAAGATTCGCAAATTATTGGGGAATTAGTGATGATTATTAAGATTTTTGACCGCTAAGTGGTTGTTTTCATTAAATAAATATATAATAGAATATATAGAATAATAGTAATAGTATAGAGAGAGGTCATCTACTTTTCAACTAATCTTACGAGAGGCCACTTGACAACCTTTTACACACTTGATGACCCCCTTTATAGGGGGAGCGAAAAAAAATTCTACCCCCTCATCTCTTACGTTTTTTCTATGCAAAAACAGTCACTTAACCGGGAAAAATCAATAAATTGCTCGCAATTGGAACCTACCCATAAAACTCGCCCATCTTCCTTACTGTCCCCCAAACACCCCATACCAACAATTCCCCCAATTCCCCCAATTCGCCCTCTTCTCCCTACCCTTGTCGACATGCCCTCCTAGATCCCAGCTACAGCCATACAACTATGATAAGTTGTCTACAACTGTGACCCCTTGTCATTGCGCCGGTGTAACCAACACATACCTCCTATTCCTGCCCTACTTTCCCCACCGCTACACCGCAGCCCGACACTTGCATCAACCGGCTGATCCATGCTACATTACTTTTGGGGTACAAAATCCCCTTCAGCACCATTCTACCAACAGAAGGACTTACCTGCTATGAACAAGCCCACCAATCGAGTATATTCCCTAGGTTCCAATTCACTCGTCTACGCTCCTGGCATCGTTCAGTGGGCGATCAACGCAGCGAAATTCCCTGAAGATCGCGCACGGATGGTCCACATTGTGGCGTCCACCTGGAGCATTCCGAAGTTCGCTGCAGAGCAACTCCTAACGGAAAAAGTTCCATACCGCATCGTTAACGAAGCAGTGCGCTTCACGGTTGCGCAATCCAAAGAAAAGGTATCCGTGTAATGACCGGAACAATCACAGTTGTTATGAAGCTCGTAAAAGAGCACAAGTCCGTCGTGGAGTATGCTGAGATTGACGACAAGGGCGAAAAGAAATTCAAGCCTACGCTGCAACCGATCTACGTCCGCAAAAACGAATATCTGCCGGCGGCGTACACCGTTACTCTAACACCTACGGAGGTCTGACATGGGTTGGTACTCTGGACCAAAGGACAACAGCGTTTGCTCGCACGTGAAGTTCAACCTGAAGGGTTGCAACCGGCTTGCAAATCACGATGGTATGCATCGTAACATCTTTGACTCAACAAACGAGTACTGGTCGGACGATGCAGGTCGGTACATCAACACGCAGGAGGAATGGATCGCGCTAGTCAACGGGCTGGGAAATCCGAAGATGCAAGTTACAATCACTGAAGCACAACGCCGGCTGTTGATGAAGATCATAGCAACCTATGGTAAATCCTCAGACGAGGAAGAACTAAAGGAAATCGCGCGGTTGCTCCACATATTCGGCTTAGCGGCCTGATGCAAGTCCATGTGGTGTCGTGTACACCACATGAGCGTGCAACACCGCACGATAACAGGAAGTATCCGCTATGTCTAAGAAGATTGCATTCAATACTGGTCGGAAGTACACTATCCACGGTCAGCGCATCGTTGCTACCCTGCACGACGATGGTATCGTTACGTTCCACGACATCGACCGGATGGTGTGTGGGGAGTTCAAGCTCGGACTGCACTGCCAATTCAACCAGGTGGAAGTTATGCACTGGTACGACAACAATCTGGCGAATGGAACAGCCCGCTCGCACAGAGATGCTTTCTATCACGACAGCACGAACAGTACCGCTGCATATGTCGATCTGTGCGGCGAGACGCTCAACAAGGTGGTGCGCTAATGACACACTCAATGAACGCACGCGCCACACGCCAGGGTTGGACTATACTCAAGCATGTCTCTGTGAATGGTGATGGCGTGCAGGCGCCCGGCGCTATCGTAATGTGCCAGATAGCCGACACAAGACGTCCTTTCGCAGTTCACTTCTTCAACGAGCAAGACGGCGGCTTCCATATGGGAAGCTACTGCGAGGATCGGGCGGAAGCAGAAGACGTCTACGCAATGCGCGTACTGAAGTACCTCGGAAGGAACAAGTAGTGATTGTAGAGTATGACGAAGCCCTGTTTCTCGGGCACGACAAAGAGAAATGGGTAAAGAAATACGGACCTCGCCCGCACACACGAAAGGAGTGTAAATGAGCCCAAGAATTCGAGTCAGAGAAGTAGAAGTCACTCAGGCGGATCGCGACGCGATGCTGCACAAGCATCCGATCGAAATTCCTCCTGTGGAGGTTGGGCGAACTCAAGTTAGTCCTACCGAAACGGTGGTTACCACATGCATAGTAAGTGAGGTTTACCGACACGAAGAAAATGGTGTGGTGAAGATCTATAACATTCGCGAGATTAAGGATTTAATCTACACTAACGATATTCCGGTGAAAGCTCTTCAAATATACATGTCTGACGAATATGTCAGTTATATCTTTACTTACGGAGGATGTGAACAGTCCCACGTAGATCGCGTTACTGAGAAAGACATAGAACGCCCTGCAATTGGGGTTTTCTATCCCGATGGGTTGCAAATTATAGATGGCACCCATCGCATCGTCGCGCAATGGCGCAGGTTCAACAAGAAGAAAATGCGTATCCTGGTTGTTCCTGGTGAATTGGAACACTTATTCCTAATCGACCAGGACGAACTTGTTGACGCAGTTTGGATCAATAGGTGAATCAACACGACAGAGGAGATACAATGAGAGGAATAATCTTTCTCGCAATCATCCTTACTCTCTGGTTAGTACCAAAAAAGTACTATCCAAGAAGCTGGTTGGATCCTCACTATGAAAGCACAGCATGTATTCCGGAGCCTGAGCCCGATGAAAAGACTCTGTTATCGAAGGAATGGTTAGACTTTTGCGACATGATGGTGTGGTCAAAGTGATTGCAAGCCCATGTCCCACCTCGGTGAGGCATGTACGAGCAATCTCGCTCGATATGGAGAACTACATTATGAGTAACCCAATCTGGACACTGCTACACCCACTGATGACATACGAACATCTTGGTCCCTATCTTCCATACTTCCTCGTTAACGAGGATGAGCGTCCAGCAGCGCAGCAGTTCAACGAACGCTACAAATTCGGAGGTTGGCGTCCGTTCGGTCAAGACAAGTTTACTCTAACTGAGACTCATATTTTGAAGTATCCCGGCGACCCGGCGCATCAGCCGATGGCAGTAACCCATCTGCGGGATGAACTGATCCTCCTGTATAACAGCGATGTGGTTGTTATCAAACAGCCCGACGGCTCGTTTGAAGTCTGCAGGATGGATTGATTGCAAGCCCTTGCTCCATCCGTAAGAAAGATGGAGCAAGTTCGAGCAATCCCGCTCGCAATGGAAGTACATGATATGGCTCAACTAGGAAAGGCAGTGAGCGTTCTATTAAGATTTGAACGCTCTTGCAGTGAGATGTACGACGACCTGTCGGCGTTTCATGCCCCAAGCGAATGCTACGAAGACGTATCCCGCGGCCAACGACGACGTTTCCGTAGGGTACGAAAGCACGCCTGCGCGGTAGCCGGCGTCAAAAATCTCAAGCAACTCCATAAGGCGATCAAAAAGGTATGCCCAACTTGGGATCGCTACAATCACTTCCGCCTGGGCTTGGAGCACGTCTGATGTTAAATGTACTTCTTATACTGCAGAACGAGCTGGACGGTCGTACGCCAGGCTCACACAACTGGTTCATGACAGTGGACCGGATAGTCAAAGCTTTGCTGCGAGAACGTATCGAGCAGGAAGAGGCTAAGATCAGTGACGCTGATTCGAAAGGAAGCCTGCGAAATGACTGACATCCGTAGCTGGAACTACACCCAACTCCCAAAGGGCATCTACGCCGCCCACGTTCGGAAACATGGATCATGGGACGGGTGGTTCTTGTTCCGTGCATTCCCGAACTCGGGAAGCAATTGCCTGGAATACGTCTCTCAAGACGAAAACGACGTCATTGCGAAAGCAGAGTCGTTCGTCCGAGGTGAACGCGATCCCGCAATCTACAGCGCATCCTACTGAAAGGAAAGACTATGAAGTCAGCTCCTTATCTCGATGGTTGGCTCGCCCATAAGGGCGGGCTAACTCAACACAATCCGTACAGTGAGGACGTTCAACCTTATTCGTACGGACAATGGATTTCTGGTTGGTGTGATCGTTTTTCTGCTATCAAGCACGAAGGCGATCTATCTCTAGATGACACTCAGACGTTCATATAGGAGGTGAAATGAAGGCAGCTATCTGCTGGCGATGTGGAAAGGATCTGGGACATATTGTCTCAGATGATGCTGATCAGATTACCTGCTTCCAGTGTGACAACGATACCACTGGAAAGAGAAAGAAGATTTTCAATAAGAAACGGAAATACAGAAGAAAAAGGAAGAGGTGAGATCGAGGCGAGGCCGAGGCTCGAGATGGTAGGCGTCGGTACGTCTTGATTGAAAAATGGAGCCCATTCCTATAATGGGCGCGGCCGGCGGGCGCCCGACGCGCGACGCCGACACGCGCCTACATCGACGTATGAATTCGATGCGCCGTTGATACTTGCATCGAACCCAAATCTGTGCTACTATGCTATAGCTTAACCGAGGTTCAGAATGCTCAAACTTGTCACGTTCATTCGTTGGAATATGGAACCACGTCTTCGAACACCAGTGAGCATCAACCCCGTTGAGGTGTCTGACGTCGAAGACTGCTGTGGTACAGATGTGCCTAGTAGCGCGATTACGCTAAGGAATAAAAAGGTTCATCTTGTTATGGGCGGCCACTTCGATATTGTTGCAAAATTGACTTCGAAAGAAGACTCGGTCGGCTAAAGACTCGACTGCCGGCAGAAAACTCGACCTCGACCAGTAACTCGACCTCAACTTCTAACTCGACCGGAGAACTCGCCATGGAAGAAACTATCACTCCTCAGATGTGGGAAACCTACTTCGAATACTTGGACACCCTAAAGGAATCAGGCGTCACCAACATGTTCGGTTCGGTCCCGTACATTCAGAAGCAATTCGGTGTTCCCGAACCCCAAGCAAAGAGAATCTTTAAAGCTTGGTGGGAGACATTCGACGAGAACGAGACTCCAGCAGTTCGAGCAGCAAAGGTTAAATGAGCCACCCCGGCGGAGAGTACTTCGATCGGTGAGCGGGAGCGTCGGTTTTCAGAAAGGTGACCTGCGGTCTTCGTACGGGGTAATCATAGCGCCGTCCAAGGTCATCAACTCCCGCATTCACTCTAACTAGAGGTACAGATAGAATGAAACGCTTTCAGATTGTTGAGATAGATCATCTCAAGCATGAGGAATCTATCTTGTATTCAGGCGACAACCCAATCTGGGCGAACGAGTTGTTCATCCAGATAAGAAAACTGAGTAACCCAAGATACACCTACAGTCTGATTGATCAACGGGAGACAGAGGCGCTCAGAGCTCAATTCGCTGCTGAAGGAAAAGGTGCTGCATGACGCCACGAAATTGGAGACCGCTGCGTAAATTGAAAAAAGAAGAATTCCATCCAATTCGACGCGAAGTTATTGAAGAGACAATGCGTTCTTATTCGGTCGATGAGACCGCAGCTCTTAAGATGTTAGACGATCTACACAATACCTGTGACTATTACACCAACAATCTTTATCAAGTACAGGTTGCAAAATGCGGCCCCGATAGAGTGATGACGCATATCTGCATTCGACGTCTTGATGGAGCATGCGACATTCGAGACTGGCGTCATTTTCAGCAAATCAAAAATGAGATTTGTGGAGAAGAGCGCGAAGGATTTGAACTATATCCACGCGAAAGTCGAAAGGTAGATACAAGTAACAAATTTCATATCTGGGTATTGCCCGATGGAATATCAATGAGTGCTGTCGGTTGGTTAGAGCGTGATGTGCAGTACGACGAGCGCAAGAACGTTCCTGGAATGAGACAGAGGACACTCTAAATGTGGCTCTTATTCGACATGGTCAACCCACGGATCCTACACGTAGCGCCGGTTCCGGATCAATTGCGATTTGAGGAAGGGGAACTTCCAACTCACCTTCAGCTGGTAAGGAGCTCGCGAGTTGAAGCGATCGATGATCCTTTGTTTCTCAGTGCTCTTTCACATTGGTCTGAGATCAAACTTCGACGTCTCTATACTTGGCTAAAGCTTGAACCACCTCTTTCTCCAGCTAAGATGGATGAGAAAGCATTTCTTACCATGCGTCTGCAAATACGAGCTGCGCTCGCGAAACAATTACGCTTCGAACCCAGCCGGCTCCCTACATTAGAGGCTCCCAATATTGTTATCAGCGCACCTCTTCCCCCTCCTCGGCCTCAACGTTTGCCTAATGCGCGGCGGGGTTCGGTTGGTCCATTGATACATCGCGTTGCTACCGAAATGTGGGAGGCTGCGGGAAAACCTTTGGATATTCCAACCATACTTGTTCTCCGTCAAACGATCATGAAAGTGCTCAATGATGAGCATAAGATAAAGGTTTCGACCAGCAGTAACGAGCTCGGACGCTGGCAAAAGGAGCTTGTGGCGGTCAAAGAGACGAAACCCCAGATCTAGGGGCTTGACCGCTAACCCCCTCCATGCTATAGTGTTTTTCTTCCCTATCGCGTTCTGGTTCGCTCAACGGAGCCATCAATGGCCGACGATCCGCGCCTACTCCAATGGCGAAATATTCCCATGGAGTTGCGCCTGAAGCGTCAGTGGCTCGTTGCTCATCCTGCCAACAAGAATCCCATCTTTTTCAAAGAAGGTCAATTCTACAACGCCTCTGTTTCAAGACATCTCAGCTCGCAGTGGATGAGCTTCGAGGAAGTTACGACCCTTGCACTGACACACAATCTTGCAATCGGCTTCGTCATATGCGAAGGCGAAGATATTACTTGTATCGATCTTGACGTAAAACCCAACACCACAAAGGAGTCTCTGGATTTATTCCAGACCATTGTTCAATCGTTTGACAGCTACACTGAACGATCTGTCGGCGGGCACGGAATCCATATTTGGTGCAAGGGGAGCATTGGACTCGGCCGACGGCGGGACGGCGTAGAGATCTACAGCCAGAATAGATTTATGATCTGTACTGGCAACGTCTTGCATCTTAAAGAACAATTAGAATTCAGACAAGAGAAACTGACTAAGATGATTAGTCAGATGCCTATGTCTGCAGGTTACGATGAAGTTATTCTCGAGGAGCTACCCCAAATAGAGAGCGACGAAGACGTAGGTCGCAAGCTATGGGAGAACGAAGACGCAAGAATGCTCTGGCAAGGAATGTGGCGTGAATTAGATCATCCGTCACAGTCCGAAGGCGATCTTGACCTGATGGTCCACCTTGTACGTTATACTCAATCGAATGAACAATGTAAGCGCCTATTCCGTCAGTCCGGGCTGGGAAAAAGAACTAAAGCAAATCGAACTGATTACGTTGTGCGTACCCTGCGCCATGCTCGGTTTATTCGTCAAGCTGAGATGGTAGATATAGAAGCTGGCAAACGCAGTGCAGACGCTATCATTGCCAGATATGAAGCCGAACAAGCTCTTCTACGTACCGCCGACGGATCTGTTGTCTTCACTCCTGATCCTATTCAATTCCAAACAGTCGAACATATAGTTGATATAGATCTCCCACCAGATCCGGAAGATCACATGACTCATACAGAATTTCCACCAGGAGGTCTGGGTTATCTAGCTCATTATTTTTATCGAGGATCGGTTTATCCAAACGTTGAATTCTCAGTAGCTGCTGCAATCACCGTAGTATCAGCTCTTTGTGGAAGAGCTTGGAATACGTCCACCTCATCTGGTCTAAACACTTATAACCTTGTTGTTGCCCCTTCTGGAATGGGCAAAGATGAGATGCAAAAAGGTATTGCTAGATTGATTGAAATCTGCCAACAGAAATTTCCAACATTCAAAGATTATTTTCATTTTGGAAACTTTGCAAGTGGACAAGGACTCGTAAAACATTTTACTCCAATACGAACATCCTTTGCTCAGATTATGGCTGAATTTGGATCATTGATAAAAAGATTTGCAAATACTCGAGATGAAAATATACAAGGACTAATGTCCGTTATGCTTGACTTACATTCTAAAGCAGGGCCTCATTCTTTATCGAATTCAATTATCTATAGCGATGCCACTAAGAATGTATTCTCAGTTAAATCTCCTGCATATAGTATCTTAGGTGATACTACACCTGAGGTCTTTGAAAGTGTCAATTCCTTCCTTCTTAATAATGGATTTATTTCACGATTCAATATCTTTGAATATAAAGGAACACGAACCGAAATGAATAAGAATATAGATCACACAGTCGATCCTAGATTTATAGATTATCTAGTTATAATTGCTAGAATTGCTGATATAATTGTTACTCAAAAACGAGCACCCATCACCGCTAATTTAGATTCAGAAGCTAATATTCGGTATCATAATTTTCGTAGATATTGCGATAGAAATTATAATAAAGCAGTTCAGACCAGGAGTGGTGATATTGAACACCATATGTGGTCTCGTTCTCTTAATCGAATTAACGTTTTAGCAACTCTTGCAGCGATCTTAGATACACCTCCACCAACACCTCAGGGAGATATTACAGTTCCTATTGTTACAAAAGATCATTGGGATTATTTTGAACGAATGATAATGAATGATATCAATAATTTCAAAACTAAACAAGAGACAGGTGATATAGGAACTGGTGATAGTGTACAGTCTAAGAAACTTGAAAAACTTATTGATGACTATCTGAATAAAGCTGTCGCAGAAAGTTATAAAATAAGACCTGAACTACAGGCATCTGGAAAAATTCAATATAGCTATATTCGACAAAGAATGCAACATATACCTGCTTTTAAGACTGATGGTAACTTCGACGATAAAAAATTGAAAAGTACAATTCAGACTCTTATTCAGATGGGAAGACTTAAAGAAATCAGAGACCCGCATGAAAAAGGAATGATCGCGGGTGATCTATACTGGGTCAGGGGAACATGAAAGTCATCGTCTGCGGCAGTCATCTCTACAGTCAACCGAACTTTATCCGCCAATGGCTTGATTGGTACCATAGCGGAAAAAGAATCAAGACTCTAATCGAGGGCGGAGCATTGCATGTCGATGCTATTGCTGGTGCATGGGCCGTTGAACATGCTATCGAACATCATAAGGTCAAAGCAGAATGGACCGTCTATGGTCTCCATGCAGGACCAAAACGAAATGCCGAGATGTTACTACATGGTCCACATGTTGTGATTGCATTTCCGGGCGGGAATGGAACTGCGAATATGGTGAGACAAGCACGGGCTGCCGGCGTTCCTGTCATTGAGGTACAATACCCAAAAATGAAATCAATGCCTTGACACTTGCATCCGACCGCTTACTATGCTATAAAGTGGGATCGACAACACAAACACGGAGTACTTCCTATGGTTCTAATTCCCGAACGCCAAGTTTCCCTCGACCATCTTAAAGAGTGGTACGAACTCAAAAAGCAAATGGATGAGATGAAGAACAAGGAAGTTGTTCTTCGTCAGTTCATTTTTGCTGGACTGTTTCCAACTCCGGAAGAGGGTACCAACACCTATCCGCTGAACGATGGAACAGGTGCTGTCGCAAAGGGGGTGCATACTATCAATCGCGCTGTGCAGGTCGAGCTGTTGGCAGAATTGGCGAAGGTGCAGGCGATGCCAGACAGCAACCAGCCCAAGTTGGAGCTGGAGAAATTGGTTAAATGGAAGCCTGAGGTTTCAATCAAAGAGTATCGTCTGCTTACCGACGAACAGCGCCTCTTGTTTGACCAAGTACTTGTGATCAAGCCGGGTATGCCCGGACTCGATATTGTCATTCCAAAAAGGAGTAGTTGATGCCACTTCAGTTCTCTACCGCTTCCGAGGAGTCTTTCTCCAATGGGATCAAAGTGCTTGTCTACGGGGGCGCAGGAGTTGGGAAGACAGTTCTTACTGCCACACTCCCAACTCCAGTTCTGATCTCTGCGGAGTCCGGTTTGTTATCTCTCCGCGAATCTAACTTGAGACGTCTATTTGGTAATGATCAGTCTATCTGTTACAATATGCCGATCATTACCATTAACACGGCAGACGACTTACGAGACGCGCATCTCTGGTGTCTGCAGAGTGCAGAAGCTCGTAACTTCCAGAGCGTTGGATTGGACAGCATAACCGAGATCGGTGAAGTTGTTCTCAACAACGCTAAACGACAGGTGAAAGATCCAAGGCAGGCCTACGGGGAATTGATCGAAAAGATGGAAACCCTAATCAGAGCTTTCCGGGATCTCCAGGGTAAGAACGTACTCGTCTCCGCAAAGATGGAGCCGATGAAAGATGAATTATCTGGTATCGTTAAGTATGGACCGTCGATGCCGGGCGCTAAGTTAGGTCCTAAGTTACCTTATTTTTTCGATGAGGTATTCCGCCTCGGGATAGGTAAGGATCCAACGACCCAGAAGGAGTTCCGTTTCCTGCAAACGCAACCTGACCTTCAGTTTGAGGCGAAGGACAGAAGTGGAGCCCTCGCAAACGTGGAACCTCCACATCTAGGCTATGTCTTCAACAAGATCATCAACTCGTAAGGAGTCACCTTATGGTGCAACTTAACTTCGACGCGCGACAATTTGTTCCGCTTGACAATGATGTCATTCCGGAAGGCTGGTACAACTTCGTTATCGACGAGACCAATGCCATGCCGACGAAAGACGGCAACCCCAACCACCTTCGTCTCGTTCTGCGGTTCTCCATCATCGACGGACCGCACCAGGGACGCAAGGTGTTCACTGGCCTGAACATGCGGCACACCAATATCCAGACGATGGAGATTGCGAATCGCGAACTGAGTGCAATCTGTGCCGCTCTCAATCTGCCTTATGTTCAGGACACCCAGCAGCTCCACAATATCCCGCTGAAGGGACGTGTCAAAACCATCAAGGACCCCAACGGCGTCTACGACGACAAGTCGGAGATCAAGAGCTACAAGCCCATCAACTATGTGGTCCCTGGCGTTCTCGCTCAGCCTGGGGCACCGGCAGGAGCTCCCGCAACAGCACCCACTGGATGGGCACCACAACAGGCACCACAACAGACTGCTCCTCAGCAAGCACCTGTACAGCAGCCTTGGGCACCTCCGCAGCAGACTGCTCCGCAGCAGAACGGAGCGTATCCGCAACAGACTCCGCAGCAGCCTGTCTATCAGCAGCCTCCGCAGCAACAGCCGCAGCAGACTGCTCCTCCGAACGGTGGTTGGCAGCAGCCCCAGACCCAACAGCCGTGGGGACAGCCTCCGCAACAGCAGGCCCCGCAGCAGCCGCAGCAGGCGCCTCAGCAGCAACAGCCGGCACAGTACGCCGAACCCCAAAAGCAGCCCGCACAACAGCCAGGGCCTGTTGGGTTCGCTGCGCCCCCTCCGACTCAGCAAGCTCCTCAGGCTGTCCAACAGCCGCAGGATCCTGCTGTTACTTCTGCTCAGACTGCTCAGCCGCCGTGGGCCAGGCCGCCTGCGTAACTGAACGTAACCATCTCAAGGGGTCCTGTTCGCAGGACCCCTTTTTTGGAGTAGATAATGGTTGACATTGCACGCGATCTATGTCTTGCTATCGATAAGGCTATTGCAATTGATCAAGGGGCTGCATATAGAGGCTGGCTAGGGCAGGTGCTTCCGCATATGTCGGACGCATACAGGGACACGGAAGAATCCCATCGAAGTCACATGGGAGCTTCTCAGCTCGGGCATGACTGTGGCCGCGCCGTATGGTATAGCTTTCGATGGGCTACCAAGGCAGCATTTCAAGGCCGCATGCTCCGTCTATTCAACCGTGGACATATTGAAGAGGCGCGTTTCATCGCAATGCTTCTCACCGTTGGGATGCCTGTCTATCAACAAGATGCAAACGGAAAACAGTTTCGTATCGCCTTCGGGGATGGTCATGGAGGAGGAAGCGGCGACGGGGTAACACATTATAATAACAGCCCAGCTCTTATTGAAGCGAAGACACATAATGAACGATCCTTTATCGAGCTAGCGGGGAAGCTAGAAGAGTGGCGATCATATCTAGCCAGCGAGGGACACTTCAAGGGAAAAGGTGTTCGCGACGCTAAACCAGAGCATTTTGTTCAAGCGCAGATCTACATGCGCAAGATGGGTATTGCGAGCTGTCTCTATATGGCAGTCAATAAAAATACTGACGACCTTTATATCGAAATCATTACTCTCAATCCCGAGCATGCAGACCAGTATATTGAACGAGGCGAGAAACTGATACAAGCTGCGACGCCCCCAACTAAGCTCAGTACCTCGCCAGGGTTCTGGAAATGTACTTGGTGCGAACACAAACCTGTCTGCCATATGAAACGAGCTCCTGATAGGAACTGCCGTACCTGCAAATATGTTCAAGTCCAATCCGAGGGACGATGGGCTTGCACCCACCCCACTGAACATGCTATACTAACGCAGGAAAAACAACTTGTAGGTTGCCAGTTCTATAAGGTAGCGAGTCACTTCTTATGAAACCCTTTATCGATAGACAGTACCAAACGGAGGCCGTCCAGAGTATATGGACGTACTTCCAACATCATCCTGTTGGAAATCCAATCCTCGCAATGCCCACGGGAAGCGGGAAGACGATCGTCAACGCTCGCTTTCTCGAAGGCGTCTTCAAAGCTTTCCCGTTTCAGAAGGTCATGCTGCTGACTCATGTTAAGGAACTGATTCAGCAAAATTTTGAGAAGCTAATAGCATTGTGGCCAGACGCTCCCGTTGGTATCTACAGCGACGGACTCGGGCAGAAGAATTCCAGACAGCCTATTACACTGGGCGGCATCGCTTCCGTATGGCGACAACCGCAACTCTTTGGGCATGTAGACTTAATCATTATTGACGAGGTACATCTAGTTAGCCCGCGCGGCAATACAATGTACCAGACGTTCATTGAAGCATTGAGATTAATCAATCCGCATCTTCGTGTGATCGGACTCACTGCTACTCCTTGGCGTATGGGACACGGGAAGCTAACTGATCCGTATCTAGACAAAGAAGGAAAATTGCATCCTAGCGTCTTTACAGATTTCTGCTTCGACATCACAAACTATCACAGCTTCAACAGGTTGATCGCTGAGGGCTACCTTGTCCCGCTGATCCCTAAGAAGATGAAGACAGAGCTTAACGTAGACGGAGTCCATCTCCGTGGTGGTGAATTTATTGAAAAAGACTTGCAGATCGCAGTCGACAAACACGAAGTCACTGTCGCTGCAATCAAAGAGGCTATTGAACTTGGTAAGGATCGTAAGAAGTGGTTGGTGTTTGGAGCGGGTATCGAACACGCGGAACACATCGCTCAGATCATGAACGAGATGGGAATCCCTGCGGGATGTGTTCACAGCAGGCGCGACGATCGTGACGCCACAATCAAAGCCTTCCGAGCCGGCAAGATCCGTGCCCTAGTCAATAATAACATTCTGACAACAGGCTATGACGATCCGACAGTGGATATGATTATTGTCCTGCGTCCAACTATGTCCACAGTGTTGTGGGTCCAGATGTTAGGGCGAGGCACACGACCTGTCTATCCTCCTGGACATAACAGCGAGACGCTAGAACAGCGCATGGCTGCGATTAAAGCCAGTGGCAAGCTCGACTGTTTAGTTCTAGACTACGCTGGTAACACGCGCCGCTTGGGGCCAATCAATGACCCCGTAATTCCCGAGCCTCCTAAGTCGAAAGGAACGCGGGACGCACCGGTCAAACTCTGCGATGTCTGCCAGACCTACGTTCACGCCAGCGTTCGCATCTGCCCACATTGTGGCAACGAATTCAAATTCCAGCTCAATATCGTGCAGACAGCAAGCTCGATCAGCCCGTTGAAGGGAGAGCTGCCTATAACGAAAGTTTTCAAGGTGGACCACATCAGCGCAGCACGGCATGAAAAGCACGGCGGAGGTTCTGTGTCGATGCGCGTCTCATACTACTGTGGCCTAAAGATGTACACCGAATTCGTAACATTCGAGAACAGTAATGCCTTCGCCCAGCGTCGTGCGCGAGCTTGGTGGAAGGTGAGAATGAAATCAAAATGGAACGATACGTTAAACAATCCTGTTCCAACCACAGTTAACGAGGGACTCACTCGCCTCGAAGAAATCAATCACCCAACGCACATCCGTGTCTGGGTTAACAAGAATCCATATCCAGAAATCATGGCTATCTGTTTCGATGGCACTGCCTTTGGAATGGAGGAGATGTCAGACGAGGTTCCAACGATCGCTACCTCTCTGGCTACACTACAGAAGACCGAACTGGACGCAGAGATCCCATTCTAACGGAGAAAAGATAATGGCCTTCAAACTGACAAAGAACGAGGAAGACCAATTCGCACGCCTAAAGACCGCTCTCACTGCGAAACACGTCGAACTCACGACAGCTATCAACACCTATAACGAGGAGATGAACGATATTGTGGAATCGCTTCAAGAGGCGTTACAAGAATACAATAAATATCTAGGTGAGTTGCGTTCATTCGTCGAAACGGTTGCTGAAGAAAAACGTGCAGACTTTGAAGACAAGTCTGACGACTGGAAAGAAGGAGATACTGGGTCTGGTGTCGATGCTTGGCTTAGCTCCTGGGAGAGTGCTGAACTCGAAGAAGTAACTATCGAATTCCCAGCCGAGCTTGAAATAGAGTTCGAAAATCATTCAGAGATCGATCTGGCCAACGAGCCATAAATCGGCTTGCACCACCATTAAGAAGCTGCTATGCTTGTGGTGTTATCGCATACAACGGAACACCACAAGCATGACGCATTGGATCAGAAACGATGGAGGTCGCGCCGCCTACGGATATACAGGTAAGGCAGGCGATTGTGTCACCCGTTCGATTGCTATTGTCACGAACATACCGTATTCTAAAGTCTATAGTGATATGGCATGGATTAATGCTACGATGCCCAAGACTAGGGGTCGTCGAACAGCAGGTCTTCACAGCGCATTCTATGGTATCTATACCCAGAGTGTTCTGTTCAAACGCTACATGGAGAGTCTTAACTTCATCTGGACTCCGACCATGTTTATCGGGTCTGGTTGTAGAGTTCATTTGCGGGCAAACGAACTACCGTCCGGGGGACTGGTAGTGTCCGTCAGCAAGCATCTTACCGCAGTGATCGACGGGGTCATTCACGATACCCACGACCCATCCCGAGGTGGCAGACGTTGCGTCTATGGTTACTGGAAACTGGAAAGACTCCAATGGTAGAAA